ACGGCGTGTCTGGCGTGTTCCGCGATGACGGCCTTTGACGTGACCCTGCGATGGTTGCGCGGGGGTGTCGTGGGGTTTATGGATTGGGATGTCATTGGCAAGTTCCTCCTTGCTGGTGATCGGGGTGGTTGAGCGCTGTCACGCTCCCACCCCAACCTTTTACCAAAATTCCTATCGTGCCTCAAGCGCTAACTTGCGCCGCGCTTCAAGCGCTGGTTTCCGCTTGGACCCTGCCCAGATACAGAAACACAGGAACACACAGAAAAACATGGCGTGTTTATGAGCAAGCCTTTGATTTCTTTGGGTTTTACCTTCCAGATATACATAGTCCTATATACTATAGTCCCCAAGAAAGAGAAGAAAACTCCCCTCAGAGGCCAATACTACTAAGACTGTTAGAGTGTACCTGTGTTTCTGCGTATGAAGGGGGTTTTATCAAGCAGTATCAAAGGCTTGCTCATAAACACAGCCTGTGTTTTTGGTGTGTTTTTGTAAAATCGTGTCGCCGTATGGTTGCGCTTACCTAACGTGAGCGCAACCATAAGATCAAACCGGATACCAGCGCTTCGCCTTTTTGCCTTGGCGTGTATTTTTCGAGTATTCAAACCTTACGAGGTTCTGTTCGGCCATTTTTTCCAAAATCGGCTCCACGTCAGCCGCCTTTAGGCGCATACGATTGGCGATTGCGCCTGTCGTTGTGCCCTTTTCCGGGTCCAGCATATTGAGCGCGCGGGCCGCAATCGCCTCCTCTGGGCGCACCTTTGCGTTGTCATTTGCAAAGACCAATTTGACCTTGCTATCGACCTCTGCGCGCACATAGGCGAAGGCCCAACGCACATGCTCAAGCGTGCGCACGCCCTCTGGTATCGACAAAATGAAGCTGATTTTAGACACCATCTCAAAGCTGCGTCGGATCATTGCGACCGCCGCCTCGCCCGCGTGTTCGTGCATCTCGTCGGCATAGGAAATCAGCCACAGCAGCACCGCGTCTAGCGCCTCGTCAGCATCTGGATTGGTGCGAATCTCGACCTTATCGCCGAAGTATTCGACGCGCCCGCCCGGCTCAATTCCAGACAGAGCGGACAACCTCATTGCCATTTGAAGGGGCATTTTTACCTTGCGGAATCCAAGGCGCGGGCTGGGGTTGATGTCGGGCTCATTGACCACGATTGCGCGCCCGACAAAGCCCTGAGTGGCCGTCTCACCGTCCATTGAGCCATCGAACGTGCTTGGCGTCGTGAAGCCCATGACGCTCAGGAACGGGCGCTCTAGGCCGTCGTCAACCATCCGCAACATCCGCTGCGCCGCCTCCTCACGCCCCGCATCGCCGTCGTCTTGGGCTTTGGATAAAGACGCGCCATAAATCCGGCGCAGTTCGCGCTTGGTGTCGCCTTGCAGCAATAGGTTTCCGTTCGCCTTCGAATAGGTCGCCATGATGGCCGCGAATACACCCTCAAGATAGGCCGCGCCGCCGCGCTTTTGAGCGTTGCGGACCTTGGCGAGAAATATGCCGATCTCGTCCACAATGTAGAATGCCGCTTGATGGTCGAGCAGGTTGCGCATGATTTCCTGCTCGGATTTGATGCCGCCTTGCACCGCGTAATGGATGCCCGCCGCGCGGTGCAGCGTTGCCGCCGCTTGCTGCACCGCCTCTTTGCCCGTGGCGCTGGCGCTAACGCAAAAGGCCAGCATGTTGGCCGTTACATCGCCGCGCTCGTCCACATGGCGCAGACCACCTATATTGCCGCAACTGACAAGCGCCGTGGCAACGGCCAAGCGCCGCCGAGGGTAGCGACATTGCGCGTCGATCCAATTGGCGACTTGGCCGACAAAGCCGGGAGGCGATAGTAAATCGAGGTCTGAAACATCAAGCGGCAGGGTTTCGCTGGGCTCTGGGGTTTCTGGTTCTGGCGCATAATTATCGGGGAAAAAATCGGCCCCCGCATCAACGTCAAAATCAGCAAATTCGCCTGGGGTGTCATCATTCATCTTGTGAAATCCATTTTTTGTAAGCCGCGCGGCTGTCACCACACATCCGCCGCCAGCACATCGCCGCCAAACGCTTCAATTGCTTTTCGGGTAATTGGCTGTTTTCCAGCGCCGCCGTTGATGCGACCAAATACGCCTCAAGCTCATGGGGCCCGGCAAGCGCCGCCCAGAATTTTGCATCGTCGCGGATGCGCTCTGGAAATAATGGCACGTTGGGAAGGCGTGTTGTGTTGTCTTCAAGGAATGACCAGATCGTTGCTATGGTCAATTCGCTGTTTGCCGCCGCGCAATCGCCCAGCGCATTGTAGAGAAGGTCTGCTCGGTCCTTGTCTGTCATGGCGTGCCATCCGGCGAGGCTAGATAGTCGCTCAACTTACGCAACGTGGTGCGGCTCGGGTTGGGTGATGTGCCATTTTTCAAGGCCGCAATCGTGGCGCGGCTTAGGCCGGTGTTTGCCGCGACAACGACCGACACCCTATCTTGTAGCCGCCGCCGTATTTCTTCTAAATCTAGCATGTGTGTGTGCTCCATTGCCCATCTATGCAAAAACCTATTGCACGCACCAGCGCTTCGTGCAAGTGTTGCGTTGTTAGTAGAGAAGACGATACGCCCAAGGAGGCAACAAAAATGAGTATTATGGACACGGTGGAAACACCTGTTGATGGACCGTGCATCGCCACGATCTGCGGAGATGCGGGCATGGGCAAAACCAGCCTTGCCGCGACATTCCCGAAGCCTATTTTCATCCGCGCCGAAAACGGAATGCAGGCAATCACCAAAGACAAGCGGCCAGATGCGTTCCCGGTGCTGACCGGGGTGCCTGACCTTTGGCAGCAATTAACCGCGCTACTTGCCGAGGATCACGACTACAAAACACTTGCGATTGATAGCGTCACGGCGCTTGAGCGCATGTTTGTCGAGCATGTCTTGAAGAACGACACCAGCAACCCCCGCTCGATCAATCAAGCGCTTGGTGGTTATGGTGCCGGGGCGGCGGCGGTAACGGCCATGCATCAGCGCGTGCGCAAAGCGGCTGGCCTGCTTGCCGACCGCAAGGGCATGAATATCGTATTCATCGCTCACGCGGACGTTGAAACGATGCGGATGCCAGATGTGGAGGATTACAACCGCTACAGCCTGCGCCTGCCTTCCAAGTCTATGCCGCCCTATGTGGACGATGTGGATCTTGTCGGGTTCCTGCGCTTGCAGATGTTTGTCAAAGGCGAGGACAAAGAGCGCAAGAAGGCAATCAGCACCGGCGCGCGTGAGTTAATCACATATCCAACCGCCGCGAATGTCTCGAAAAACCGTTACGGCATCACCGACGCGTTGGATGTTGGCGAGGGTGAAAACCCGTTGATCGGGCGGGTGCCGTTCCTTGGCCCAATGAATGCCAAGACAGAGCCGAAGCCTGCCACAAAAGCCGCCACGGCTGAAACCAAGGCGAGCAACACCGCCAAAGAGGGGGCCGTCTAATGGGCTTTTGGAATCTATCAGACAACGACGACGCCACCAAAACAGGCACGGAATATGAAGTGCCAGGCGGCAATATGGAGCCAATCCCCGCCGATAGCAGCGTCTTGGCAATGCCAGAGGCCGCGAAGTGGTCAACAAAGCAAGGCAAGGAAGAACGCTTTGTCGAGATCACATGGACGGTGCTTGCTCCTGCGGAATACAAAAACCGCAAGGTTTTTCACAAGCTGTGGGTTGATGACTTGGACCCCAGCGCGAAAAGCGAGGAAAAGGCGATTGCCAAGAAGGACAAGGCGATCCGAATGCTCGCGGCCATCGACGCCAACGCCGGGGGCAAGTTGATGAAATCTGGCGAGGCCCCCACAGATGACAGCTTGGCACTTGCGCTTTGCAACAAGACGATGGTTATCAGATTGATGGTTTGGGATTTCCAGACTAATGACGGGCAACGCATGGTTGGCAACTGGGTTGCGGCTGTTGCGCCGAAGAACGCCGAATTGAGCATCGGCGACCAAGCACCGCCAAAAGCATCAGGATCAAGCGCGCCAGCTTCGGGCGGCGGATATGGCGGGGGCGGTGGTGCCTTAGGCGACGACATTCCATTTTAGGGATGGCGCGAGCAATGCCCGCCAATAGCGGGTGAACTGTCGCGCGGCGTGAAGACCGGACCTTTTGGGGATGTGGTCGATTAGCAGGGGTTTAGCCCTGTCACGCCGCGCGGCTTGTCCGAGCAGACACCAAGAGGATAATATGACAGACGAACAAACACAAGACGGCCACGAGCAGCGCACTCAGGAATGGTTTGACGCGCGCAAGGGGTATGTGACGGCCAGCGTTGCCGGGGCAATCTTGGGGTGCGCGCCCTATGCAACCCGCGACGATATTCTGCGCCGACTGGTGCGCGACTATCACGTCGCGCCGTCAGAGTTCCGAGGCAACGTCGCCACGCAATACGGCACATTCCATGAGGATGGCGCGCTTGTTGAGTATGGAATGGAAACGGGAAACACCGTGTCGAAAAGCGGGTTTGTCACGCGGGCGTGGGCGGGTTGCAGTCCTGACGGGCTGATAGGCGTTTATGGCGGCCTTGAAATCAAA